TATGATGGACAACTCCACGGTGCAGGATATGTGGGGAAACTCCACGGTGAAGAATATGATGGACAACTCCACGGTGCAGAATATGTGGGGCAACTCCACGGTGCAGGATATGATGGGCAACTCCATCTCCAGAGACAGCGAAAATAAAAAAATAAAAATTTCCAGCGAATGTGATTACGAGATCGTAAAAGAGGAAAACAAAAAATCATGAAAAATGTGGCAAAAGTTTTTATATCTATTGGACTTGTGATCGTGTTTCTTGGTGGAATGCTCGATGCGGATGGAATGTATTATGTTTTTCTACTGATTGCAATAGCTCTCGGTGCGGTGATTGCACTTATTGGAGTTGTGATCTTGGATGTTGAGAAACGCCTGGAAGAAAAGCGGAAAGCATACTTTTACATGATCCGCCGGAAGGACAAGCTTGACGCTGATGTTGAGTTCCTTTGGGAATTTGAGGACAAAAAAATAGCACCCTGATAACTTTGGCGAGTACAGGTGCTATTTAACCGTGGAAATACAAAAGTACTTCTGCGTTTATTATAACACGTAGTTAAATTTTTGGAAAGCGTGATTTTATGATTTACAGGAAATGCAGAATCTGTGGATGTAGTTTAGATCCCAGGGAAGGAAACGTGTGTGAAGAATGCCGGGACGAACAGTACATGAATCAACAGCGTGAGAAAGCTGTCAGATACATGGTTTTATCTACAGATTTCAGACAGATGGAAATGGAGGAATTTTTGAATGACTAGCACACAATTAACCTGGTCTGATACCGGGGATTTATTAGACAAATTAGATGAGCTGTCCCAGCTTCTTGAAAATTTTGGAATATTAGATGGAAGCGTTACGTTTACTAGCACCGGAGACGTCTTTGGAACATTTGCGATTGATGGGAACAAGTTACACGCCGGCATCTTGAACGATGGCAAGAGAAAGACTGTAGATTATGAGAGATAATTACGATTTATGGGAAGAACATGACAGGCAGCAGGAAGAATGGATGCAACGCAGACCGAAGTGCATCTGTTGCGGAGAACATATCCAAGAGGAAACAGCAGTGAAGATCAGAGGGGATTATTACTGTGACAGATGCTTGGATGACATGAGAGTTTATGTGACAGATTGAGAGGTAGAAATGAAATTTAGAGAATTAAGGGCAAATGAAATTGAAGCAAGAGTAGCAACTGTTTCTGATAAAGGCTGTTCCATCCTGCTGTATAAAAATGCACGCTGTGATATGAACATCTTAGATGAAGCTGTAGGGGAAATGAACTGGCAGAGAGACCATAAGGAAATCAAAGGCAACATGTATGCAGGTATTGGCATATGGGATGCATTCAAAAAAATCTGGGTATGGAAATGGGATTGCGGAACGGAATCTTATACCGAAGGAGAAAAAGGCGAGGCTTCTGACAGCTTCAAGCGAGCTGGCTTTAACTGGGGAATCGGAAGAGAATTATACACTGCACCTTTTATATGGATGAAAGCAGACCAGATTAATCTTGCAGATAAAAATGGAAAAAAAACCACGTATGACAGCTTTAAAGTTGAGGATATCGAGTATAAAGATGGAAAAATCTCATATCTGAAAGTTGTTGATAATAAGACAAAGGCAATTTTCTTATATGGGAAAAGCAGAGCACTGAAAGATGAAAATATAAATGATCTGATCAGCGAGGAAGAATTTCAGATCATCACAGAATTGATCAGAAAGGCAAATGTCAATGAACAGAAGCTGTTAAGCCAGTATAAGATTGAATCGTTTATCACACTGACAAAAGTGCAGTACACAGCGTTAAAAACAAAGCTGGAAGAAGCTGTTGCAAAGAAAGAAGCGTAGCTTATGGAGACTACTGGAAAACTAACCGGAGCGAGCCGGACATTTGACGGACAAGGCATCATTCTTACATTTGAGGTTGATGGTTCAGCAGCTCCCCAGATTGAAAATTTACAGAAGCAGGACAAGTTGAAAATCAAAGCTGTTAGATACACGCAGAAACGTAGCCTTGATGCAAATTCTTATTTTCATGCACTGGTTGGAAAGATTGCCGATGCTCTGACGATTTCCAAGGCGAAAGCCAAAAATGTACTGATCTGTAAATATGGTCAGCCAGAACATCTTCCAGATGGAAGTATCTTCTATTATCAGTCAAATGCACCAGAAGATTACATGTGGGAACTTGAAACAATTCATGCAATGCCAGTTCGATATGATGGGAAACTGACTGTATATAAGATTTATCGAGGAAGCCATACATATGATACAAAAGAAATGTCAGTACTGATTGATGGAACGGTAGCGGATGCAAAAGAACTTGGAATAGATACCATCACACCTGAGGAGTTGAGGGAAATGAAAGAGCGGTGGGGTGTATGAAACGATTGTGGAGCGTATTTACAGAAGATATGGATCACTGTTATTTTACCGGAACATACCCAGTGGAAAGACATCATATCTTTGGAAGTTCAAACCGTAAAAATAGTGAAAAGTATGGTTTTGTTATTCCGCTCAGACCGGATCTGCATCCTAACGGAGCGCAGAGAGGCGCCAATGCAAAAGAAATTGATTTGAAATTAAAAACTATGGCGCAGGAATATTTTGAATCTCATTACGGTACTAGAGAAGAGTTCAGAAGTATTTTTGGAAAGTCGTGGTTATAGGGTTGGAACACCTTGCCAAATGGCAGAAAGAAACCTATTCATGCAGAAAATAATATATCACGATTGTTGGAAGCCATGATTTCCCGGTGCTGTCATGTGCCGGGAGAAAGGAGAAGTTTTGAATTTAGAACAGAAAACAATTACATCAGTAGAAGTTGCTGATATGGTCGGAAAAGAACATAAAGAATTATTAAGAGATATCAGAAGATATGCAAAGCAATTTGCCGAGAGCAAGATTGCGCTGGGCGATTTTTTTGAGGAAAGTACATATAAAGATAATAACAATCAGAGCAGACCTTGCTATCTGGTTACAAAGAAAGGCTGTGAATTTATTGCTCACAAGCTCACTGGTGTGAAAGGTACAGAGTTCACCGCAAAATACATCAATCGTTTTCATGAGCTGGAAGATGCAATTAAGAAACCTCTCACAGCCTTGGAACAGATTGCATTACTGGCACAGGGAACCGTGGAGTTGGAACAGAAAGTTGAAACCGTAGAGCAAAAAGTATATTCCATTGAAAATGATATGCCGTTGTTCGGTGCAGAATCAGACGAACTTTCCGCACATGTCAGACGCAAGGCGGTGGAAATGCTCGGTGGTAAGAAATCAGAAGCTTACAGAGATAGCAAAGTACATAAAAAAGTGTTCAGCGATATCTATAATCAGCTAAAACGTGAGTTTGGCATCTACGATGATGAAGGAAAAATGAAAAGCTACAAGGCACTGAAACGTAAAGATCTTGCCGATGCGCACGAATTTATTGATTGTTACACTCTTCCGGCATATTTAGCAGAGCAGATTAATGATTGTAATGCGCAGATCAGAATGGAGGACGGTGCCGATGGAGTATAAATTTACAGTTCCTGGGCGCTTGGAAGGCTTGAACAATTATACAGCAGCCAATCGAACGAACCCATATAAGGGCGGAAAGGTAAAAAATGATAATGAGAATCACATCATGTGGTGTATCAGACAGCAGCTCCATGGTGTACATATCGAAAAGCCGGTACTGATCTATTATCACTGTTTTGAAAAAGACAACAGGAGAGATGGGGACAACATTCTCTCCTGCGCAACAAAGTTCATTCAGGACAGTCTCACAAAAACAAAGGTGCTGCAAGAAGATAACCGCAGATGCATCCCTCATTTTTATCATGATGTTTCTGTAGATAAGGATAATCCGAGAATTGAGGTCACAATCACGGAACTTACAGCGGAACAGGCAAAAATGAAATTAAGAGACTTACTTAAGGACTTGGAAACGGGGTGATTGCTTGAACTATTTAGCTGAGATAAAAGCATTTTACGACAGGCTCGAACTAAACCCGCAGCCCAACACTGCAATCGCCTTATGGCATGCGTTAATGTCCATAGCGAATAAAGCAGGGTGGCCAGATACGTTTACGGTAGCTTCGTCAGTCCTTGGACTTCGGTCTGGATTAAATGCATCAGCGTTAAAGAGAGCGAGAAACAAGCTTGCTACAGATGGGTTCATCGAATGGAAATCGCGCGGTGGGAATCTTGCAGCACAATATAAAATAAATAGTCTTGTGGTTCAAAATTACAGTAAAAATGCACCACAGTTTGAACCACAAAGTGAACTGCAAATTGCACCACAGTTTGAACCACAAAGTGAACCTATTAATAAACAAAGACATAAACATAAACAAAATACACCCCCTATATCCCCCTTGGAAAAATTCGGAGAGTTTGCAGCAGCCTATCCGAAACGGTGCACTGGCTGTCTTGTTGAAACTGAATACTGCAATGCGGTACTGGCTGGTGTACCGGAAGATGATCTGGTATTGGCCGCACAGAATTATGCAGATATATGTAGACGGGAGAAAACAGCAGAGCGGTATATTAAAAAGCCGGAGAACTTTCTTCGTGAAAATTTATTTATGCAGTACCTGAAAGGAGAGAACGATGGATCAGTTGGAAGAGATACTGGAACGCATGAAAAATCACTCAACGATCTTATGCAGGAATGCGGAGACACCGGAGACTTCCAGGGATTCTGATGTGTGTCCAATTTGCGAAGGCCGGGAGTGGATCTTGAAAATAAAAGACGGAGTTGAAATAGCAGTACCATGTAAATGCCGTGAGAAAGCGGTCATGTCAAGGCGGTTGCGATTCGCAGATATACCGGAGGCATTCCGTGGGATGGATCTGAGATCATTTCGGATGGATGTGTACAGGAAGCAGGAAAGTAAAAAGATGGTGTCAGATGCCTGTAAAATCATAAAAACCTATCTGGATGATTTTGAGAGCCAGAAGGAAAGAGGCATGGGACTGTATATCTGGTCGAGGACAAAGGGAAGCGGTAAGACGAGGATTGCTGCCGGGATTGCAAATGAACTGATGAAAAACTATGCAGTGAAGTTTGCAGTGTCACTTACCATACTGCAAGAGATTAAGAATACATGGCGGAGAGATACAGAATGCAGTGAGAACCAGCTTTTAGACGCACTTTACACCACAGACATTCTTGTGATTGATGATTTCGGAGTGGAGAGACCAGCGGACTGGATCAACGATAAGATGTATCAGATCATCAATGAACGTTACATAAACCGGAAAGTGACTATTTTTACGAGCAATGATCCGTTGGAGACACTACAGTATGATGACCGGATCACGAACCGGATCAAGGAGCGGACATATCAGATCGCATTTCCAGAAGAATCAGTCCGGGATCATATCGCAGAGCGGATGCAGGAGGAAATCATTGAAAAGATGATGGCGGGTGGAAATATAAAATAAAAAATACAAGGAAGGTGGACAAATGCATAACGTACAGCAGAGACAGAGGTTAATTCCGTCGAGTGTTTATAAGCAGGAATTAGCAAAATGCCGGTTAGGAGATAATATCGCAAATCACATGGGATATATTTTTACAGCCATTTTGTACGACAAGTTTGATATGACGTTTAAGCAGGTTACGAATTTTTATAGCAAAACCGTTGAGCGTCGGAAATCTTGGCAGGACGATGATGACGAAGCGGTAACGAGCGAGAGCATGATGGCATATTGCCGTAAAAAGAAAATTGATGTTGTCAAGTGGGTAAAATCAATCCCAATGTCACAAAAATTGTATATGGCGGATATTAAAAACGGACGTGCAGCACTTGGTGCAGATTGGAATATCGAAAGCGCACTGGCAGCTACAATGTATCTGAGTATTCCGACATTAAAAGATTCTTACCGCTTTTCGAATGCCAAAATCGAAGAATTTATGAATTGGGTTGCCTATTACATTGATTCCTATTGGCGCAAGCAGCCAAAGAGTAAGGAACACTATCTGACGGATGAGATTATTCGGAATCAGTTCATTGAGGATGAACACTGGGATATTGTAACAGGAAAAGCGGTGAAATAAGGATTATTAACATGGGAGAGATGACAAAGACAAGCTGAAAGAAATGGAGAAAAAGGATGGAAGATAGATATTTATGTAAAGCAAGACCAATAGGGACTAGAAAACAGTGGGTAACTGGATTTTATGCAGTCCTTGGAGAAAAGACGGTAATTATCGTAAATGAGCCGGAACAGTTTTATGACGTTGATAGCGGGAAAAATAGTAGCGGAAATAAGATTGTAGAGGTTATACCTAAAACCGTCTGCTGGTGCACTGGAGCAAGCGATAAGAACGGCAAGCTGATATTTGAAAATGATATTCTTTCAGGGCATATCGACGTTGAGTTTCCAGAAGATGAGACGAGAAAGCGTGTCGTGTGGCATGAAAACGGATGGTGTACGAATGAGCCGGGCTGTGATTACTACGAGGAACTGGATGATTTTGATTCAGAGAATTTTGAAGTGATCGGCAACATGATTGATAACCCGGAACTGTTGGAGGTGTGACTATGACAATTGATGAAGCTATATCACACGCAAGAGAAGTGGCTGAATGCCAAAAGATGTCAGCAAGACTAATCGAAGATAATGCGTATATTCCAGAATCGGTTGATAAAGAAGCCATTACATATGGCAATACTATATGTGCAAACGAACATGAGCAACTTGCTGAATGGTTGGAAGAACTGAAGCAGTACCGCGCAATCGGCACGGTGGAAGAATGCCGGGCGGCGATGGAGAAACAGATTGTAGAGAAAGAATTGGAGAGCCACGATGAAAAGTACATCTTGAAGTATTGCATTAGCCTTATGCAGGAGTTGGTCGGAAAGTTCGAGGAATGGTACGAATATGTGCATGGTGAAGATGCTATTAGGGAGTTGGACGAAGAGGAACGCTTTTATTATAGAATGTCATATTTTAGTATCGTTCAAGAACTGTTTCTTTTCAGAACCAGTCATTCTGGAGGTACATCTACGAGAGCAAAATGTAAACAGTTAGGTGTCGATTGGAGCGATGGGATTGAATTTAGTTTTGGAGGTGATGAAGAATGAGTGAAAGCCTTAAGCCATGTCCGTTCTGCGGTGGAAAAGCAATGTTCTTAACCATTAGAAATAAGCCATTACATTCGGATGTTGGGGTAATGTTCAAAATCAAATGTATGAAATGCGGAACAGAACTTCCAAAAAGCTATGAATGTGAGATGTACATGGATCAGGAAGGAGGAATCAGAACAGGGAGAGACGAGCGTGCGAAAGCAACTACAGATTGGAACAAGAGGGCGAACGATGAGATTGATTGATGCTGATGAATTAGAAGGACATATAAAAATTTTAGGAATTTGGGATGAGGTAGAAAATAAAGATGTATTTACTAATGATATTAAAGATGCAATTTTAAAATTAATAGATGCGCAACCGACCGCCTATGACCCGGACAAGGTTGTGGAGCAGTTGGAAAAGCTGAAAAGCCTTGTACCAGTAAATAGGATACTTGATGATATTGTAAATGATAAACCAAAGGAATTAGGAATGCTTATAGCTTATAAAAAGGCTATTGAGATTGTGAAAGGCGAGTGTTCCACAGAACAGTCATGCGAGTGGAAACTTGAAGATTCAGAATCAAACCTTTATGTAACAGAGTGTGAGAACCGCCATCTTATATTTGAGGGCACGCCAGAAGAAAACGGCTATAAGTATTGCCCTTATTGCGGAAGGAAGATAAAGAGAGGTGGGATAGATGGCTAAAGCAGTATTGGTTATGGACATGCCGGAGTGTTGTGCAGATTGTTATTGCGGATACTTTGAAAGAGACACCAAGGAACTTAATCTGGTATGTGGTGCTACAGGAGAGGATGCGAACAATGTCGGAAAGCCAGATTGGTGTCCGCTCCAGGAACTGCCGGAGAAAAGAGAAATTAATCATAACAAAAATCACTACATAAGTAACTTTTGGACAGATGCAAAGAGCGTAGGTTGGAATGCCTGCTTGGATGAAATTTTAAAAGATTATAGTATGAGAAAGGAGTAATGACAGAAGCCTTGGTAGACCAAGGTTGACCGCCTAAAGGTGAAGAAAGGCGAGAACAAAAGGAATTTAATTTGCGGTGCTTAAAGCACTATTGGGAGCCGTAATTCCTTATCCACGGACACAGAGCAATCTGTTAAGTGGTTGTCATGAAAAAATTAAAAGTATGTTGGGTAAGTGCAGGAATATCAAGTTTTATGGCTGGATATTTAGCAGGAGATGTTGATGAATGGATTTACATTGATATTGCAGACCAACACGAGGATAGTATCAGATTCATTAAGGATTGTGAGAATGCAATCGGCAAAGAAATACAGATATTGAAATCAAAAGAATACCGGTGCGTAGAGGATTGTGTAAGAGTATTCGGTGGTTTCAAAGATGCACACAACGGATTTGCACCTTGCACAAATTGGTTAAAAAAGAGGGTGAGAAAAGAGTGGGAAGAAAAGCATAAGGATTGCGAATTAACCTATGTCTGGGGATTTGACCTTAAAGAAAGAGACAGAGCCGAACGGACGATAGAAGCAAATCCACAGGCTGAACATGAATTTCCGCTCATAGAAAAGAATTTATCAAAAGAAGAGGTACATGGATTGTTTGAACAGACTTTTGGTTTTGCCCGACCTTTGATGTATGACCTTGGATATCCGAACAACAACTGTATCGGATGCGTCAAGGGCGGTATGGGATATTGGAATCGGATAAGAAAAGATTTCCCGGAAGTATTCGAAAGTCGGGCGAAGCTGGAAAGAGAAGTTGGGCATTCAATTTTGAAAGACAAAAATGGACCGGTATATCTCGATGAACTTGATCCTAATCGTGGGAACATGGATACGGAGATTATGCCGGAATGTGGAATCATGTGCTACTTAGCACAGTATTAAAACTATCAGAAAGGAACTAATATGAACAGTACAGACGCAGCATACAGAAGAGATAATTTTATCTTGACATTCATGGACTGCTTGTGCGTCCCAGATCAAAAAGACTATACACAACAAGACATTTGCGACTGCAACGAAGCGATTACAGAGTATGAGTGTATGCTTCAACACGCCATTGATGTTGGAGACAAGCAGGAAATTGCTTTTCTACGATCAGAAATACAGCACGTTAAGGCTGAAAAACGTAATATCAAGAGAATGATGAAAAACAGAATGGAGCCTGCACTTACATAGTTTTCACATGATAGAGAGTTTGCGATTGTAAGACCGAAGCACTTGGGGAACATATGATGTTCTAATCGTAGTCGAGAGGTCGGAAATTATGCTTGTGCGTAATTTGGTTTGGATAGTGGATATGCTCCAAATCCAAACACAGCGCATTCTCTTGATGAATTACTTTCTAATGTTCCGAAGAATCAAACGATTGGAGACAATCTGATTCTGGCATGGAGCATTATCAATAATAGTAAGTATGAAACAATAGTATGTTCTGTTTCCGGCGGATCGGATAGCGACATTATGGTTGATATATGCGTCAAAGTAGATATTCATCATAAAATTCGATATGTCTGCTTTAATACCGGATTGGAATACAGGGCAACCAAAGAACACATCAAATACTTAGAGGAAAAATACGGAATAAGGATTGATATGTTTGAAGCATGGGAATACGGAATGACGATTCCAAAAGCCTGCGCAACATATGGACAACCGTTTTGCAATAAGACCGCAAGTGAATTTATAAGCAGATTACAGAAACATAATTTTAAGTGGGAAGATAAACCATTTGAGGAATTGTATGCAGAATATCCAAAATGCAAGTCGGCTTTGTTGTGGTGGTGCAATTTGAAACCGGGCAAAAGAAATAATATCAGTTGGAATAAATGGCTCAAGGAATTTTTGATTGCAAACCCGCCAACATTCCGAATATCGAATAAATGTTGCGAAAAGGCAAAGAAAGATATTTCCCGCAGAATAAAGTGTGATCTGATGATTACCGGCATACGGAAAGCAGAGGGCGGAGCAAGGGCGACGTCTTACAAGAATTGCTATAGCCAAAAAGAGGGCAATGAAGACGAATACAGACCTTTATTCTGGTACACGAATGATGACAAGAAATGTTATGAACAGCATTACGGCATTGAACATAGCAGATGCTACACAGAATATGGTTTGAAAAGAACCGGTTGCTGTGGTTGTCCTTGTGGGCGAAACCTTGAATTTGAACTTGAAGTGCTGAAAAAGCATGAGCCAAATTTGTACACAGCCGTATGTAATGTATTTAAAGATAGTTATGAATATACAAGAGAATATCGTGCATTTTGCAATGAAATGAATAGGAAACAGAAGATATATTATCAAATGGAGATAGACGAGTTTATCAAATAATCAAGAAAGGAGCCGAACCAGCGCGCATAAAGGGTACCCGGTTCCTGCAAAAAAATGATAAATGGAGAATTAATAGTAGATAACTTTGCCGGTGGTGGCGGTGCATCCACCGGGATAGAATTGGCAACCGGATACAGTGTTGACATTGCCATCAACCATGATCCAGAAGCTATTAAAATGCACAAGGCGAACCACCCGAACACTAAACATTACTGTGAGGATGTATGGCAGGTAGATCCGGTGAAAGCCTGTAATGGGCACCCAGTGGCACTTGCATGGTTTAGCCCGGACTGCAAGCACTTTTCTAAGGCAAAGGGCGGAAAGCCGAAGGACAAGTTTATTCGCGGACTTGCATGGGTAGCCTGCCGGTGGGCTGGACTTGTTCGACCGAGAGTTATCATGCTTGAAAACGTGGAAGAATTTAAGACATGGGGACCGTTGAACAGAGGACACCATCCTATAAAAGCAAAACAGGGAAAAACATTTGAGAAATTTGTTCAGCAGCTTACAAATCTAGGATATGAGGTACAGTTCAAGGAGTTGGTAGCGGCAGATTATGGGGCGCCAACCATGCGTAAGAGATTTTTCATGATCGCAAGGTGCGATGGCAAGCCAATTGTCTGGCCAGAGCCAACGCATGCACCTGCAGATAGTGAGGAAGTCAAGAAAGGATTGCTCAAACCGTATGTTGGAGCATACACGCAGTTGGATTTTTCCTTGCCTTGTCCAAGTATCTTCGATACTTCGGAAGAAATCAAGGAGAAATACGGTATTCGGGCGGTACGCCCACTTGCACAGAAAACACAGGACAGGATATTCAGAGGAGTGAAGAAATTCATACTGGACAACCCGGAACCGTTTATTATCCAGTGCAATCATGGTGGTGAGCGTAGACCGAATGATATCAGAGAGCCGATGCCGACCATTACGGGAAAGCATGGGTATGGGATTGTGGAACCGGTGCTTGCGCCGATCATTGATAAGGCATATGGCGGTAATTATCAAGGAAACGGAAGCAGAGTGGATGAACCAATCGATACAATTACTACTGTGGATCATAACAGGCTTGTGGTTCCCACGCTGATTCAGTACCATTCCGAGACGGCACAGGGAGAAGTCCGGGAGCAGACGATTAAAGATCCGATCATGACGGTAGATGGTTCAAATAGGTATGGACTGGTTACATCATTTTTGAGTAAATTTTACAAGAGTGGCACGGGGCAAGATCTGCGCGAACCGCTACATACTATCACAACATCGCCGGGACACTTCGGGGAAGTACGAGCGTTTTTAATTAAATACTATGGACAAGGTACAGGGCAGAATCTGAAAGAGCCTCTTGATACCATACCGACACATGACAGATTCGGACTGGTGACAATCGAAGGTGTAGATTATCAGATTGTGGATATCGGGCTTCGTATGCTGGAGCCAAAGGAACTGTATGGATGCCAGGGATTCCCGGATGATTACATAATCGACCATGATTATACCGGCAAAACATACCCGAGAAGTGAACAGGTCAGAAGATGCGGCAATGCAGTGTGTCCGCCGATTCCGACTGCACTGGTCAGAGCAAATTTACCGGAATTGTGCGTTGCTGAACGGATGCCGAATATGAGGATTGAAGCAGAGCAGACCGGACAGCTCCGGTTTGCGTAGTTAAATTAGAATTTAACGGAGGTATCACATATGAAGTACAGATTAACTACGCAGCATAATAAAAGTGATAGTGAGCAAAATGTAACAATTACAGAGTGTAAAGAAGATGTTAAACAGACATATTTAGATAGTTGCAGAAAAGACTATTTTACTTTATTAGAGAGGTGCAGATGCGGAGAATGGGAAAGAATTATGTTCCAACTCGAGCAGGGAAACGTAGAAAAAGAGCTGGACTATATTTTAGACAATTAAACTGAACTTTAACGGAGGTATTGAAAACATGGATAAAACAACATTGCAGTTTTTCACTGAAATAAAAAACGGTGAAGTAAAACATATAGGAAAAAGCATTATCATACAGCCGGAAGTAAAGTTTGGCGGTGGCACGATAAAATGGTTTGACGACAAGCAGTTAGTGAAAAATAAAGGAGAGGAGACATGTTAAAAAGAGAATATAAAAGAAGAGAACCGACAAATCAGGAAAGAATATTTTTGAAGTCGAGAGGACTTATACCGGACAGCTGGCTAATAATTTACGAAAATAAAAGTGAATTAGTGGTTGTTAGCAGAAGGAGATCATACCGAAAAGTATTAAAAAAACCAAGAAAGAACCGGTAAAAAAATAAATATCAAAGAACAATGATTAAATGAATAAAAATATAATAATGTTGCATGAATACGATAATATGTTGTGTTTTTATGAACTGATATATGGTATAATGTTGTAAGAAACTTATGTGTCACGCATAGGGAGGTCTTTAAAATGAGTAGAGAGGAAACGATAGAGATATGCACACGCATAGACGATTACCTGGGCGATAAAATAGCAGAATCAATTTTAAATAATATCTCATATGACAAAATGGAAGCACACTATGGGATTATGCCGATTTCACGCACGCATTTTTACAGAAAAAAGAAAATGGCATTAAGGATGCTCAACAGCCGGAGCTTGTACGAAGAAGAAAGCAACGGACAGCTACGCATAATACTTTGATTCACGCATAGACACACGCATATTATTTAAAATGCACGCATAACGCACGCATGGCACGCATAGACGGATTTCTTATCACGCATAGGATAAAAATACCACGCACGCATAAAAATGGCTGTATTGAAAAAATATGCAAGGCAGATGCTGGATATAAAAATAAAAATCCGTACACAAAAAAAGCCGCCGGCAGTGATCCGGCGGTAATCCTCTGCGGCGGTTGTCTAATTTCTTAAGATCTGACGTGCTGTATTAAATACATAAAGCCTATTGTAGCTGTGATGTTTAAAATCTCCATTATTAGCGATCGTCCGCCCGGTGTTTTCATATTTCAATGATAAAACAATGAGATATTTTTCTAACAATTCATCCGGACATTTTAAGCATTCTATAGCGTTTTCAATCTCACTTTTTTTACTATTCCAGTAAATGCCGTCGATATGCACTCGCTTTTCTTCTTCAAGTTCTTTAAATTCTTTCATAAGTTCTGCTTTCGTCATAAAATCAACCATCCTTTCGTTTATGCCCTGTCTCATCGGTGCAGGTGGGGCAGTTCCTACAGACCGCCGGGCGGCGGTTTCGACTTACTTTCTTGAATAAAATTCTTTCAATGCATCATTTGACCAGTTCGACATAATGTTTTCAAAATCTGCGCAATAGATAAATTTTAATGTTTCGCAGAATGTTTCATATCGAGCTTTTTCAGTGCTTTCAAAAATGCTCTTTTCAAATGAATCATTTTCCAAACAATCCATGTATAAATCTTTATAATATTCTTTACATTCACTTAAATTTTTCATGTTTTCCCTTTCTGGTCTGCCATCATCAGCACCGGGCGACCATTCCACGGTGGACGCTCCAGACGGAGCGTTTCGGCTCATAATACTGACAATTCAATCGCTTCGATTTCGTCCCAAGTAAAACCGATCCTGTGCATATCGAGTGATGCATCACTCATAACCGCTGACGCTTCCATTGTCATGTCACGATTGAAGAGCTCACAGAAAATTTTATAAGCATTAACAGCACCCTCATAAGTGAATACTTGTAAATTTCCGATTTTCACTCCATATGTTCCGTTGATTTTAACAGCTCCAGTCATATTCAAATCCTCACTTTCGTTTGTTTTCCTGTTCCTTTGTTAATATTATAATACACTAAAAACAGTGTAATATCAATATACAAATACACCAAAATAAGTGCAAAAATATCAGCGATGATTGTGTATTTTTTTGGTGTAAAATTAATTGAAATAAAAATGTCTCAGGTATATAATAAATACGAAAGAGAGGTGCGCAGATGCTTACTTATAAAATTGACGTATTAGAAACTCTGAAAGAAAGCGGATATAACACGACACGGCTAAGAAAAGAGCAGATCGTAGGAGAAAGTGCAATCCAATCATTGCGAAAAGGCGAAATGGTAGGAATAAAAACACTCGAAAAGATCTGCGATATATTGGATATGCAGCCGGGAAACATTATAAAAAATGTAGAAGATACAGAAAAATAAAATACTTTAAAAATAATGTAAAAAGGTATTGACATTACACCGGAAATGGTGTATTATAATATCAGAAACAAGGAAAAACACAACACACGGAGGAAAAGAAAATGGAAGAATCAATAAAAAATGAATTAAGAAAAATAATCGGTGAACAGTACGACGGAAGTTTTTTTGAACCAATTACAGGAGTTTATAATAGGAATGGGGAAGCGTGGCAGCTTATTAAATTTGAACAGCCAGTGACCTCACACGATGGGAAAACTTACTGGGTTGTCCTTTTGCAGAAATGGAATTATGATCCGAATGACATAAAATGCGTGGATGACTCGGAGGATGTTTTTTTTAAGGCAGTAGAATTATTTAAAAAAAATCAAGAAATGAGGATAACAAAGATGGAAGAGAAAATATATAAAATATTAGAAGACTGGTTTGATAAAAAAGAGAAATTTCCGTTGCAGAAATTAACCGTTGAGGAAAATGGAGAAATTCAGCATTTTGAAAATGTTAGAATCATTGGAGATGCGGATTGCTGGGACGTAAATGAGTTTTATCAGTACATGGTTCATGACGATAAAGTTTATAAGGTTTATTTTGAAGTGATTCCAGATCAGGATATGGACATGATCGACTATGAGAAGTCTTATAAAATTGTCGATGTGACAGACGAGTTTGATTTAGAGGATTAAAAAAATGTCAGGGAAATGCGTGGTTTGCGGAAAAGAAAAAGGACGAAATAAATTATACTGCTCGGTAAAATGCCGAGCAGAAGCACAAAGAAACATGAGAAAATGTGTAATTTGCGGAAAAGAATTTTACTCTGCACCATCAGGAACAGAAAGAACGTGCAGTAGAGAGTGCTCCGCGAAACTTCGACATTTTTACGGAATGAGCGAGCAGAATAAAGAAGTTTTAAAAAAAGCACATGCTGGATATGAAGAATCTCCGAATACAGGCAGAAAAGACACAAATGCGAATGCGAAAAGCTGGGTAATTCAGTCGCCCGGAGGTGATGTTTACAGAATTAACAATTTAAAAAAATGGGCAATTGACAATGAGGATATCATAAGCCCAATTAAACCGGATCTGTTTTCTGGTGGAATAAGAGACATTAAAAGATATTTGCTCGGAAAGCATAAAAGTGGGAGTGCTCAGTATAAGGGATGGCGTTTATTAGAATGGAGCGAAGAAAATAAGGCGCGAGAAGGATTTCCGGAGAGAAAAAAGAGAAAACCGAGAAAACAGAAAATGTCAGAAGAGGAGAGGCTGAAAAGAAAACGAGAAAGAGAAAAACGAAGAAACGAGAAAAAACGGCTTGAAATATAGCCGCTTTTTTTATGCCTAAAAATGGAACAAAAACAGTTAAAAAATATCTTATAATAAAATTATAAGTAAAATGATGGGAGGTGTGCGCCTTGGCAAATTTAAAAGGAAAAATTAAAAAGCTTCAAACTGCGATTGTCCAGCGTGGGCTGATTATAAAAATAAACCAAAATCAATTTTACAGTGCGGACCAGAAGCGCATGATCACAATTTACAGAATAATTACGCCAGTGTACACCTTTAAACCTAAAAAGCAGGAGTGGAAAACAGAAGACTTTGAGATTCTTAAAACGGCATCTATCCCGGAAGTAATATTCTGTTTGATTGATATTTATAAGGCGGTGAGCGGATGAAGGGAGAACTCACACCGAAATGGAAAGCTTTTGCAGATGAGTATATAAAGAATGGCGGAAATGGCACACAGGCATACATAAGCGCAGGCTATAGTGAGAATGGAGCAAATCGAAGTGCTCAAAAACTGCTGTCAAAAACTGTCATAACAGAATATATAGCGGAAAAAATGGAGCAAATCGAGAAAGAACAGCACCGGGATATCATGTCGCTAGCAGAGATCCAGGAGCGAAGAAGTAAAATAGCAAAGGGTGAAGTCGTGGACGGTCTTGGATTCTCTCCAGATTTCTCCGATCAGCTTAAGGCAATGGACGGACTGGAGAAAGCTTTGACGATTGCAGAAAAGCATAAACTTGAAGCAGAAGAAAAAGAGAAGAGAGAAAAGGCAGCACTCTGGACGATCCCTATCACAGACATAACATCCGACTTTGTGGAAATTTACAGAACGGTGCATGAAGCTTTTACTGGAGAGATAGACATACACGAGATCATATCGAAGGGTGGGCGTGGTTCTATTAAGTCCAATTTCTGGGGGAATCTTGCATATGAGACGATCAGACAGGATCCACAGGCGCATGTCGTATACACTAGAAGATTTAAAGTCGACCTGAGAAGCTCGGTATATAATCAGTTTATGAAAACGGTCATAAGATATCAGGATCTGGATAACTGGGATTTTAAACAATCCCCAATGTGTGCAGTTTATAAACCAACCGGACAGATGGTCATGTTTGCCGGAGCAGATAAGCCAATCAGCTTGAAATCGTTTAATGTGCCATTTGGCTACGTTAAGATGCTGATCCATGAAGAGTGCGACGAGATGGCAGGAGTTGAGCAGATGGATAACATCGAGGATACATTTCTGCGAGCAGATACACCAGCACTCGACATAAAAATTTTCAATCCTCCTAAGTCAAAAAACAACTTTATGAATGAGTACACCGAAGAGTGCCAGAACAAGCCGCAGACAAGGATCTGTCACAGTTATTATTATAATGTCCCGGTAAAATGGCTTGGAAAGCGATTCTTCGAGCGTGCGGAGTGGTTCAGGATTCATAAGCCTTTATATTATAAAAACAACTACCTTGGCGAAGTCACTGGAACAGGCGGCGGCATCTTTGACAATTTAGAAATCCGAAAAATATCTGATGAAGAGTTAATGACATTCGACACAGTAAACCACGGATTAGACTTCGGATATACCCACCCACAGGTTTTCTGCCAGAACTATTACGATTACGAGACGGACACTCTTTATATTTTTGGCGAGGTTTATTCTAAAAAATGTAAAAACTCTACCTTTGCCAGAAAGATAAAGAAGTTTATGAACGTAGAAATTATATGCGATTCAGCCAGACCGGACGGAATAGCAGAGATGCAGGACTGGGGATTCAATGCGATCGGGGCAAAGAAAAGATGGGGGAGCGGAAAAGGAAGAGATTACTGTTGGGAGTGGTTGCAAAGATGTAATAAGATCGTGATTGATCCAGAGCGATGCCCGAATACAGAAAAAGAGTTTGTAAAAGCAGAACATGAGCAGCTTCCAGATGGTTCATTTTCGGATGCATACCCGACCTTAGAAGAAGATACGATCATGGCAAACATTTATGCATTGAACAGGATTATCATGACCAGCCGAAGGAATGACGGTCTTTATGATGATGATGATGAAGACAGCGACGATTATGAGGATTAAAAAATGAATTTTTTTGAAAAAATAAGGGAGACGATCATGAAGTTTTTTAGAACAGATGCTGAGAAAGAATTTAATGTCGAGTTTATCACTTCTCCGGAGATTGAAAACTCACAGCAGAGATGGAACGACATAATTAAGGGAAGCCCTTTCTGGGTGGATCCGAAAAATAAAGACATCAGGACAATAAATTTTGCAAAATTTCTCTGCCAGTACACAGCGAAGAAAGCGTGTATGGATTTGTCAGTGAGCATTACTGGATCAGAGAGAGCGGATTTTATTAATAAGTGCATCAGGGCAATGGTTGACACTTCTATCAGAGACAAAGTAGAAGATATGCTAGGAGTTGGTGGGATCATCTTAAAGCCGAACGGCTCAATGAACAAAGACAACATGATCGATTATATTATGCCGTGGGATTTCGCAATCACAGAAAAGACCAGCAACGGAGATATCAGAGGATGCATTTTTATTAATCGACTTTTAAAAGATAAAGTGTACTACTACCGGCTTGAATACCATCATTTCACGACCTCAAAAAATAAAGAGGGCGAAGAGATGAACGTGTACGAGATCCAGAACAGAGCGTTCAAGTCAAACAGCAGTAACTCACTTGGAAAAAAGATAGAACTGCATGACGTTCCAGAGTGGTCTTCAATTGAGGAAGCCGTTCATATTATGAACGTAGAAAAGCCGCTGTTTGCCTATTTGAAAACACCATTCAACAACACGATCGATTACTCATCTCCAGAAGGTGTATCAATCTTCTCAAATGCACTTATGGAGCTTAGAGATCTCGATATAGCATGGAGTAAAAAAGGAAATGAGGTTGAGGATTCTCAGCACATTACTTTTATTAATGAGAACGCCATGACAAAACAGGGAAAAGGCGGCATCCGTTCCTCAACAGTGGAGCTTCCTCGGTTCGTTAAAGGATTGAAATTGGGGCTTGATTCAAAAAGTACGATTGATGAACACGTCCCGACCATGCTTACTTCTGACAGAATCACAGACATTAACAGCGTTCTTTCTATGATTTCTACAAAATGCGGATTCTCACAGGGGCAGTTTATCCTCGACAGAAAATCTGGAAGATTGACAGCAACACAGGTTGAAAGCGATGACAATGAGACTGTAGAGACGATTAACGATATTCGAAAATGCATAAAGACAGCATTAAAAAATCTTATTTATGCAATCAATGTATTCTGCGACCTTTACGGAATCCCTGCCGGCTATGTGGATGCACTGGATGATGATGTACCGGACGAAGATATATTTTATTTTAAAGATTTGCTTGCAAGCTTCGAACAGGACAGATCCAGAGCATATAATTTAATGATTCAAGGTATTTATTCTAAGCGTAAATACCTTAAGGAATACGAGGGATTTAATGATGATGAAGTAGATGCTATGTTTGCAGAGAGAGCGCAGGAAGATGCGGAAAGGAACAGTGGTGGTCTGTTTGGAGAAGAGTAAAACAATTCAAGGAATACCGGAGCTTTCTAAAAATGGTATTTTAAAAGGTGGATATATTATCCCGGAACCTGAACCGCCGGAGATGGTTCAGGTAAAGTTGCAGGAAAAGACTGTGATAGAGACAATTAAGTTTTATTTAGAAAAGTGATAGAGAGGGATGCGTTAATATAAAATATAATAAAGTCATTGGAAGCTTTAATATTAAGCTTGACACTAAAAGAATGGATGACAATTTGAGAAATGCTCAGAATGTTCTTGACGAGCAGGTTGTAAACGACATGAGAAAATACACACCTATGCAGCAGGGCGATTTAAGAAACAAGACACAGATAAAAGAACCCGGATTAATTACAGTCGATACACCATATGCGCATTATCAGTATGTAGGCGAACTTTATTTGACTGCGGACGGTAGATCATGGGCAAACCGTGGAGAAAAGAAGTATCCGACAGGAACAGAATTAAAATATCACACACCTGGAACAGGTAAACGATGGTTTGAAACTGCAAAAGAAAATCACGGTAAGCAGTGGATAGATCTTGTTAAAAGAGAGGTTGGAAAAGGATAATGCTTAGACCGGATTATTTTTACGGAAAAACTGATAAACTGGTTGAAATGTATCAAGATCTTGAAAATTGGATTATATCAGACATTGCAACAAGATTGATAAAATCCGGTGAATTGTCAGGAACTGCCGACCGAGAATTGTGGAAACTCCAACAGATGGGACTGCATAACACAGAGATTGTAAAAAGAATATCTGAAATGTCTGGAAAATCAAGAAATGAGGTTCGCAGATTATTAAGGGATAGTGTTATGACATCATTCTCAGATGATAAGGAAGTCTTAACACAGATATCAGCATCCGATATTATATCTCCGCTAAAAAATAATATGGCAATTCTGGCAATGAATGCAGAGTTAATAAAAACATTCGGAGAACTTGATAATTTGACAAAAACAACCATTAACCAGACACAGAAAGACTTGCTCAACATGCTGAATGAGGTTGATTATAGAGTCGCATCTGGAATGCAGTCTTACAGCAGTGCAGTCTGCGAAATTCTGGATAGATATGCTGAATCTGGTGTTATGGTAGAATATCCTACCGGAACGAAGCGTTCTCTTGAAGCGGCAGTGAGATGTTGCATCGTCACATCTATGAATCAGACTGCGGCACAAGTGACGAACATTTATATTGCGCAAAATAAAATAGAGTATGTTCTAGTATCAGCACATCCGGGTGCCAGATATGATAAAAAGAATCCAACAGGGATTTCATCTCACGATCACTGGCAAGGAAAAGCATATAAAATAATTGGGAGCGAACCAGGATTTCCGAATCTTCTTGAAAGCACAGGTTATACCATAGACCCTAAAACCGGAACAGGAACTGTTGTAAATCTCTTAGGACTTCACGGATACAATTGCAGACATTCACATGGCCCGTGGCGAAAAGACATGGTAAATAAGTACCTTGATGAAAACGGAAATGTGAATATAAATGCAGATGAAAGCCAAAAACTTTATGATTTGCAGCAGAAGCAGAGATTTCTTGAAAGAGAAATTCGCAAAACAAAGCGTGAAATTATGACCAAGAAACAGGAACTTGATATGATTGCCGAAACAGATGTAAAAGAGATCTTGCAACCTCAATATGATAAACTGGCATATAAACTGCGAATGCAGAATAAAAGGCTTCAATCATTCTGTAAGAATAACGATCTTCAATTGCAAGGCGATAGAACGAAGGTTTCTGGATTTAGTAAAAAACAGTCTGCGATTGCAAATGGACGAGCAACGGCTTATAAAAATAAAATTGAAAAAAATGGTACAACGAAAATGGAATAATATGTTATTATAATAACGTGTTAACCATACATACTTGGTTATCCACCTTTCTTTAATTAATGCAGTGGAATTCAAGCGAGATAACAACTCACCGTCATAGCCGGAAACTCCCCCAAATGAGGTAAAGCAAATGAAAAACATTGTTACGTGCTTTACCAAAGAAGAAAAAGAGCATATAAAAGAATTGTGTGATTTCACACCGACAGAAGAAACGCTCTTTGATTTACGGAAGAAAGAAAAGTCGCTAGAAGAATGTGCAGAAATTATGCATATTTCGACTAAGACAGCCGGACGTATTAACGTCAAAATGCAACATAAAATTCTTAAGGTAACTGGACAACATTTCACATAACTTTCTCCTCATTAAAGACATCCGTTAAGGGTGTCTTTTTTGTGTCCTTTTAATGGGGTTTTGCTGGGGTGGTTCAATTGTGTTGTTCATAATAAAATGAAAATAGAAAGAGAGGTTTATTATGTACGAGTATCAGAGATATAACCAGTATTCTTATCCTCAATATCAACAGCCACAGCAGATTCAACAGCAATTCCCGCAACAAATCATGCCGCAACAAGCTGGACTTTGCGGAAGAATGGTTAATTCTGTTGAGGAAGTCACAGCAAATGACGTTCCCATGAATGCACCATTTGCCATTTTCCCGAAAGCAGATGGATCAGAAGTTTATATAAAATCTTGGGGTGCTAACGGGCTTATTCAGACAGTTACATATAAACCGCAGCTAGACGGAAAGCAAAACGAATTACCGAAAGAAGACACGGCAACATTGTTTGCCCCGATAATGGAGCGATTAGACCAAATAGAAGCTAAAATAACTCAGTCCCAGAGGACTACCAGAGCAAAGAAAGAGAGCGATTCTGAATGAATTTAATGCAGATGATCCAGTGCGGCGGAAACCCTAAGATGATATTAAGTCAAATGATGAGCAACTCTCAATTTTCAAATAATCCGATCATGAAAAATACATTCGACATGATGAACCGTGGAGACAGTAAAGGGCTGGAACAGCTTGCCAGAAATTTATGCAAAGAAAAAGGTCTTAACCCGGAAGAAATCATAAGCCAGTTTAAACATTGATACTATTCTTGCAAGATTATGTATAAATAAATTTTATTAGGAGGAACACATATGTTTAATTCATCTCCAAGTTTAGCGGACATTGCCGCCGTTACTGGTGGAAACCGTAATGATGGTGCATGGGGCGATGGTGGTTGGTGGGTTCTCATTATCCTCTTTGCCTTATTCGGTGGATGGGGCGGTTATGGATTCGGTGGTAATGGTGGTGGCGGTTATACCGCAACTGCGGCTACACAGGCTGATATCCAGAGAGGATTTGACAATTCAGCAGTCATAAGTAAACTTGATGGCATTACAAATGGTCTTTGTGATGGCTTTTATGCAGTAAACAACGGAATGCTGACAGGATTTAACACCATTCAGCAGGCAATTAATGCGGACACAGTAGCAGGAATGCAGAATGCAAATGCTATTCAGTCTCAGCTTGCAAATTGTTGCTGCGAAACTCGTGAAGCTATCCAGGGTGTAAACTTCAACATGGCGCAGAACACTTGCGCATTACAGAACACCATGAACAACAACACGAGAGATATTATCGACAGCCAGAATGCCGGAACAAGAGCGATACTTGACTACTTATGCCAGGATAAGATCGCAACGTTGCAGGCAGAAAATAATGATTTGAGACTTGCAGCATCACAGGATAGACAGAACGCACTTCTGACTACCGCTATGACAGCACAGACAAATCATATTATCAGTGCTGTTAATCCATCGCCAATCCCAGCATACCAGGTGCCAAACCCGAACACATACATTCCGTATGGATGTGGTTGCAATACTGGATGCGGATGTTAGACAACTGAATAATTAAAGTATCTTAATCGACAAGATTATGTCTGCATAGCAGTATTACTTAAACACAAAGGGCAGACTTCAATGTTTGCCCTTATATTTTTGAAAGAGAGGAAAATATTATGTCAGAATTTACAGCCAATGCTTTACAGACTGTCCTGCAAGGAGAAGATGTCGCATTTACTGAGACACCGGTTTGCGGAACAAAATGTATCGTTCACAGACAGGGAAGCGGAGTCGTTAAATTAAGAGGAATCACAAACCAGTGCAAAGCAAGATTTCTTGTATCTTATAGCGGAAATATCCAGATCCCAACCGGTGGAACGGTGGAAGCTATTTCTCTTGCAATCGCAATTGACGGAGAACCTTTACAGTCTACAAGAATGATCGTGACACCTGCGGCAGTAGAAAACATGTTCAATGTATCTGCACAGGTTTATGTAGATGTTCCTTGTGGATGCTGCAGCACAATAACGGTTCAGAATACATCTGGACAGACTATCGAGGTTCAGAACAGTAATTTAATTGTAGTAAGGGAGGCTTAGTATATGCATATTGAAAGAATTCATAAAATGCTTGAATGCCTTGCTGAAAAATCCTTATGTGAGATTGAAAAAGGGATTGAGAATGTCAATACAGAAGAAATGGGAGAAGTGATCGACATGATAAAGGATCTGTCAGAAGCAGAGTATTATGCCACAATTACTAAGGCAATGAACGAAGCGGACGAAGCAGATATCATGGAAAAGCTTTTAGAGTATGAGGATGACCGAAGATATTATGATCAGTATCGTTATGCTAATGGAAGATTCGCACCTAAGGGCAAAGGAAAACGAAGAGGATATGATGAGCCACCATATTATCACATGTACCCGGATGATTACGAAGATACAGAGCACATGAGAGACATGGATAAGAAAGACCTGAAAAGGATGTATACAGATACCGGAATAATGGGAGATAGATCATATCCGAGGGATTCCAGAGAGGGAAAAGCCGGTATTTCCAGACGTACTTATATGGAGACCAGAGAAAACCATCATGGCAATTCAGAGGAAGATAAAAAAGAGCGTGCAAAAGCAAGAAAAGATTACTTGCGAGATATGCAGATGGATATTACTGAAATGACATCAGATGCAGCTCCGGAAGAAAAGCAGATGTGGAGAAATGAATTACAGATGATGTTACAGAAAATCTAAGAGGTGAGCGCAGTGTTTAAAATCAATAATGTTGAATGGAATATTTTATATGTAAATCCTAATAGTGAATGCTTGATGCGTTCAGATGGAACAATTACACTTGGTGTTACAGATTGGAACACACGAAAGGTTTATTTGTCAAATTCATTAAGCGGAAGTCTGTTAGAGCGAGTTCTATCTCATGAGTTGGTACACTGCGCTTCATTTTCATATGACTGCCACATTCCAATAGATGTAGAAGAAATCGTAGCGGATTTTCTGTCTCTTTATGGAAAAGAAGTCGTTGGCATAGCAGATGATATTTTAAATGGGGTAATTGAAAATGGATGTTATAAAGCAGTATGAGGACTATATAGGACTTAAAAAAGAATACATTAAAAATCCTACATTGGAAAATAAAAATGCAATGATAGCCAAATTAGAAGAGTACGGAAAGTATATATACGACCAGTGCAACAGATTAAGAAAGGATTGCATTGTGGAAGAAGAAAAAGAAGTACTTAGAAGGTATTTCGGTGGGAAATAGCAAAGAGGGGTGGAGCAATCTGCCCTTTTTAAAATGGTACAAAAAGTTGTTTAAAATAGGTTAAAATATATATTGAAAAGAATATTAAAAGTACCGGACAGAAAAAGGGATTCTGTTCGCTAACCTAGAATAGTTATGGGATGATGCATGGCACGTCCTATTTTGGGCGTGCTTTTTTTATTTTTGAGAATTAATTCAGTGGAAGAAGACACGGCTTATATCCGGGTTGTCGAGGGTTCGATTCCTTCATTCCCAATTGCCAGCTATGGAGTAAATAGCAACTCATTCGTGCCGGACTGACCGGAGTAACAACTTGGAAAGAAAGAGGTAGAAACATGGTAAACGTAGCAAACGAATTAAAGAAACTCGGAATTGAAATTTCAGACGAACAGAAAGAATCTCTTAAAAAGAGTATGGGTGAAGAGCTGTATTCCAAAGAAGAAATGGAAGACAAAGTTAAAAAAGCTTCATCAGAATCCGAACAGTGGAAAACCCGGGCAGAATCAGCAGAGAAGATGCTTGAAGGATTGGACGGAAAAAGTCCAGAAGACATTTTAAAAGAGCGTGATGACTGGAAGAGACAGGCAGAGGATTCCAAAAAAGATTACGAAGCCAAAATCGCAGAGCATGAGAAGAATGAACTTTTGAAAGAAGCATTTGCGGAAATCGAGTTTACTTCTGAATCTGCAAAGAAAGCCATTATGGAAGACATTTCCAAAGGCGTAAGCGTGAGAAATGGAAAGCTGATAGGGTTCAGTGATCTTATTGAGGAAGCTAAAAAGACAGATGCAAATGCATTTGTAAATAAGCAGACTCCGCCGGCGCGTTTTACAAAGCCGAATGAACATGATTCCAGTGGTGATAAGCACACAACAAGAGAGAGCATTTTATCTATCAAAGATAGATCAGAACGTCAGAAAGCAATTGCCGAAAACATTTCTTTATTCCAACAGTAAAGGAGTTTTATATGAACAAAAACAGAATAACGATGAACACAAATTTGCAGTTCTTTGCAGCAAACGCAGGACTGATTACAACAGGAGACATTGATGTAACGGCAAGGGAAATTGATTTTGTTACATCTTTTGAAAGAAACTGGGAAGCTTTAAGAGAAATTCTTGGAATTTCAAGAGCAATTAGAAAACAGCCGGGAACTGTTCTTAAAAGTAAATATGCAGAAGGAACGTTAGAGAGCGGAACGGTAGCAGAAGGTGATGTGATTCCAAGAACACATTACGCTGTAAAAGAAAAACCTTATTCAGAGATTACTCTTGAAAAATATGCAAAAGAAGTTTCTATCGAAGCTATCAAGGATCATGGATATGAAGTGGCTTGTGAAATGACAGATGAAGAGTTCCAGACAGACCTGCAGGATGGAATTACAACAAAATTCTACAACTATCTGAAAACTGGTACACTTACAAACACTGCAAAAACATTCCAGATGGCGGTAGCTAAAGCTATTGGATCTGTCAAAAATAAGTTCAAGTCAATGCACAGAACTGCTACAGGAGTTGCAGTGTTTGCAAATATCATGGATTTCTATGATTATCTTGGAGATTCAAACATTACTTTGCAGACAGCCTTTGGACTTACCTATATCAAGGGATTCCTCGGAGCAGACATTATGTTCCTTTGCTCTGACAACGAAATCCCAGCAGGAAAAGTTCTGGCAACACCTGTGAACAACATCGTTGCTTATTATGTAGATCCATCTGACGGAGATTTTGAGAAAGCCGGTCTTTCTTACACTGTCAGCGGAGAAACAAATCTTATCGGATTTAAGGTAAAAGGCGATTACGATCGTGCAACCAGCGTAACTTATGCACTGTTAGGATTTGTACTTTTTGCAGAGTACATTGATGCAGTGGCTAATGTTTCTATCACACCGGGGGAATAGATCCCACTACACAGGCGGTAAATGCTAGTGGGGAACTCACGGAAGAATACTTAAACTCTCTTACAGTTGCAGAAATTAAGGCACTGGCAGAGAGTAAAGGGTATTCACTGACCGCAACAAAAAAAGCTGATATTATCAGCGAAATATTATCACAGCAATAAGGAGTGTGGAGCAATGTCATATGTAGATTTTGAATATTACCAAACGAAATATGGTGGAAGTTTGTTCGAAAACGAAAAAGACTTTGCTCCATATGAAAGAAAAGCAGAAAGAAGAATCAATGCGATCACATCAAACAGGATTTTGTTTTATTCTCAGCCAGAGTCAGAAGATGCATGGTGGGATAATATCAAAGATTGCACCTGCGAAATAGCTGAATTGCTAAAGAATTTATCTGAGTACTCTGCAGCAGTTAATAACTTTGGTGTTATTGCAAATACGGACGGAACTGTAAAAGGGAAAATGATTAAGAGCATGACTTCTGGAAGTGAATCAGTATCTTATGATGCCGGAGCATCTTCTTCGACATTGGTAGAAATTGCAAAATCAGAAATGGCACTTAATAGTAAGTGCTACGATATTGCATCAAATTACCTAACCGGAATGGTTGATTCAAGGCATGAAAACCTTTTGTACATGGGAGTTTAGCTTATGGGAATCGGATATAAAGATGCCGTGGTTTTATATAATAGGCATTACAACGACACTTTAGAAACTGAATATTATTTCGGTACTCTATTTGAAAATGTAAGAATCGAGCTTACACAGGCAGAGAACATAAGCAAATCTGGAATGAAAGATGCAGATAGTTTTCTTGTAAAAATCCCGAATGATGGCACATTGAATTATGCTAATCCACCAGACTGGGAGAACATGAGCGAAGAAGAAAAGCTAAAGCATTTCACTTTAAGAAGTAATGATTTTGACTTCGTAGTGATTGCAAAAAAAGATGAACTTCTCATTGATAGGGAATTGCCGGTTGGATTAATTAATTCAGACGATTATCCGGGTAAATTCTTCCAGTACATGGTAAATGAAAAAGGGAATTGCTACAAAGTGAATACTATCGGTGTTTACAGCCTTATACCAAGGTTTGAGATTGGAGGTAAATGATTTGGATGAAAAGCCAAAAATAATGCTTGTATCAGATGCAGAAACGGCGCAAAGAGCTATTCTTGATATGATAAATAGTTATCCAGATTTTCCGCCCGGTTTCAAACCATCAAATTCAACAATCTTATGGAACAGCATAAAAGATACTCAGTCTATTGGAGTTTTTCCGGCGCAGGATCCAGTTTATTTGAAAAAATATGTCAGCGGTTCTTATGTCGGACAAATGACGTTCCAGATCGTATACAAAAGCAATCCAACAACAAACAAGGATAATATTGCAGCAAGCAATCTGCTTGAAAATATTGCAAAGTTTCTTGAGAGTGGAGAATTTACATTAAAAGATAAAAATTTTGTTGTAGAACAAATCAACCGCACATCGGATGTATTTTGCGGTACAGCAGATGGAAAAACAACAGAATTAGCAATTAATATGCAGCTTAAATATTTTTATAAAAAATAGGAGGAATACTCATGGCAAAAGACAGAACTAACATGGTCTCACTTTTGGATATTGGAAGCCTTATGGGTGGATCAACTGAAAAGCTTGCTGAAATGGGTGACGGTTTCACAGAGCTTTCTGAAGACTGGGGACCTAACACAGAAAGCACACAGTATGTAAACATGAAAAATGCAAGCAACTCTGTAAAAGGGTATGCATTTTCAATGTCTCCAGAAAGAGAACATTTGTCAGATGAAATGCAGACAGTGTTTAATGATATTTTTAAAAAGCTTCCAACAGGAGATCAGTGCGAGACATATTATTATCGCTTCTTTAAAGCTGATATTACAAGCGGATCAGGAGATTGTATCCGTGTCCCAGTAACTGTATGTGCATCAAGCACTGGTGGATCAGGTGGCGATATTTTAAAGTCTACAGTCCAGATTAATGGAAATGGAGATGTAGAACTTGGAACAATCACTATTGCTGGTGATGGATCGTTCACATGGGCGCCTAAAGTAAGCGCTTTGGCTTTGGATGAAGATTACCCAATTGCATAGGTGTTAATTAAAAATTAGCATATGTGGGATGCTTACTTTTCCTTGGTGTCCCACATTAGGAAAGGATGTTAATTATGGAAGAAATTAAATTAAGCAGTGGTATAAAAAAAATTGCAATAAAAGACGAAGACGGAGATCTTATTACAGTTATAACAGTAGATACAGCGAATGCAGACACAGCTAAGAAGTTTGCAGGTGTAATTGATAAATTAAATAATATATCTCAGAACTGTGAAAAAGAAGCAGCCGAATGGAGAAATAACCACAAAGACGATATGAATGTGGATGATATTAATGTGGATGCAGCATTAGAGATAAATAGCATTCGTGTGAAATATCTTAATCTGATTACGGAAAGTATAGATGGGTTGTTTGGCGAAGATGCCATGAAACAGATTTACGGAGATATTGTCCCGGATGAACTTGCAATTGTGGAGTTTGTAGAGCAGGTTATCCCTGTTATGAATAAGCTTTTCAATAAACGTTTTGAACAGGTGCAGAACAGATACAATGTAAGAAGACGTGGGGCAAAATAATGAACAATGTCATGCTGGACAATTTGCCTACTGAATGGAACGGATACAAAGTAAATACCGATTTCCGCATAGGTATGCAGATTTATACTTTGCAATATGACAAAGAAATAAATAAGTACGAGAAAACAAATGCTATTCTTTATCTTATGTTCTCTGATGAATACGGAGAGCTTAGAGACCATCCACAGTACCATGAGTTAGATGAATGTATTTCTTGGTATTTAAATGGATGGCATCACGATAATGCAGGCAGTAGCAAGAATACAAAGCGTTTTATTGACTATGATGTAGATCAATGGAGAATATATGCAGATTTTTTGCAGATATACGGTATTGATTTGTCCGTAGCAGATATGCACTGGTGGAAATTTAATGGCTTGATCTGGAATATGCCAAGAAGATTATCTTCTCTTGTGGAGGTAATTGAGATCCGACAAAAGCAGATTGAAAATAACATGAGTTCCAAGGAAAAAGATGCAATCAGAAACGCACAAAATATATATGCTCTGGAACAGTCAGAAAAAGAGTATACCAGCGAAGAAAAAGAAAAGATAGACGATTATGATCGCATGATGGAAGAAATAAGAAAGCAGAAAGAAACAGAACAGGAAGCATTGAAACAGTTTAAGAAATGAGGGTTTTAGCATGGCTGAATATGATGGCGAAATCAGAATAAAAACGTTGATTGAAAATGGAGAAGCATCAAGTAAGCTCATGCAGATGGAATCACAGTTTCAGAAGCTTGCAAGAGAAGCTGATAAGTTATCCAAGACACTGAAAGAGCTGGCAAGTCAGAAGATTCCAACAGAGGAATATAAGGCTGTGCAGATGCAGATAGAAAAAGATACGGCTTCTCTTGATAAACTTCTAGCCAGAATGGATAAATTCTTAGAAACAGGTGGAAGCAGTAAAAGCACAACCTTCAAAAGAATGCAATACGACGTTGAGGAATTAACAAACTCAATTAAATATGCAAAAGGCGAGCTTGCATCAATGGAATCTTCCGGAACTGCTTTTATAGATCCTACAACTACAGAAGAATATAGCAAAGTATCTGAAAAGCTTCTTGATGTACAGAGCAAACAGGAAGTTCTTAATCAGAAGATGAGAGAAACAGCTGCCAATGAGAAATCTATTGGTGCCGGTGCGAAAGACATTGAAAAAGTAGGAAAATCAGCAAAAAAATCCTCTGGCTTAATATCTGACATGGCGAAACATATAAAGCAGACAGTAGTTAGTTTTGCAATATTCGGTGCGGTTATGCAAGTAGCTCAGACCATATCCAAGGCATTTACAGAAGGTATACAGAACATGGCAAAGTATTCTTCTGAATTTAATGGAAAAATGTCTGAAATGGCAAGTGCTTCGGCTACATTGAAAAATTCTATTGGAGCATTGACAGCGCCTATCATATCTGCATTGACACCAGCAATCGTAACCTTATGCACATGGCTTACAAATGCCATTAATGCCATGAATAGATTTATTGCGGCTATAAGCGGAAAAAGCACTTGGACAAAGGCAAAGAAGCAGCAGGTTGACTATGCGGCATCTCTTGATAAAACAGCCGGTTCTGCCAAAAAAGCAGCTGGAGCATTGGCGGCTTTTGATGATTTGAATGTATTACAGAAAAATGATTCTGGGAGCGGTAGTGGTGGAACATCAGGAGCTTCTGGTAGCGGTTATGAAGAAGTGCCATTAACCGAAAAGGATTTTGAGTGGGTAAAAAATGTAAAAAAATTATTTGAAGAAATGCTTCCAATTGTCTTAGCGATTGCAGCTGCTTTATTAACATGGAAAATTGCTAGTTTTCTGACAGATTTATTGGCAATGAGTTCAATTCTTGGAACAATTGTTTCATGGCTTGTTGTTATTGCAGGATTTGCATTGACTATATATAGTCTGTTCGACATGTGGACAAATGGTGTTGATTGGGAGAATTTAATAGGCTATATCGTTGGTACTTCTCTTGCAGTCGGTGGATTATATGCTTTATTTGGCCCGATGGTAGCCGGTATTGCTCTGATAGTCATTTCTATTGCAGGATTAATAACTGCACTTAATGACATAAGAGAAAACGGATTAAATGCACAAAATACGTGCTTATTATTAGTTTCTGCTTTTGGATTGGTAGTCGGAACGTTTATGGCATTTGGAGCAGTTGCAGCCAGTGTAGTTGCTGGAATCCTTTTAATATCAGCTGGAATTGCGGATTTGATAAATAATGGAGTAAATCTTAAAAATGGAATATTAATTGTTTCTGGTATTTTCCTTGCATTGGTAGGTATCGTTGGCGCAGTAGTTGCAGCTATAGCAGCATTGATAGCAGGTTTAGTGCTTATAATAGCAGCTGATTGGGAAAATTTTAAACAAACCGTATGGGAACCCATAAAAGAATGGGGAATGGAACTTTGGGAAAATTTCAAACAAATAGGCGAAGGATTACAAGAGATATTCCAAGGTGTTTTAGATTTTCTTGAAGGTGTATTTACATTAAATTGGAAAAAAATATGGAATGGTATAAAAAAATTCTTTATTGGTGTTTGGGATGTTATAGTGGGAAGCTTGAAAGCATCGGTCAATCTACTGATAGGTGCTCTAAACACTGTATACAATGCTATATGTGGTGTTATTAATGCTTGCATAGAAGCAATTAACAAAATTAGTTTTACTGTTCCTGATTGGGTACCTGTATTAGGTGGCAAACAATTCGGAGGATTTAATTTACAAAAAATCCAACCTATTAACATACCTTATTTAGCTAACGGAGGAATAACAACCGGAGCAACAATCGCAAAAATCGGAGAAGCAGGAAGAGAAGCTGTCCTGCCGCTTGAAAATAATACCGGCTGGATGGACGACCTTGCATCAAAGCTTGCAAGCAAAATGCCGGACTACAGCGGTGCAAAGACAGTAGTACTGGAGGTGGATGGTAAAGAGTTCGCAAGAATTAATCTACCATATTTGCAGGACGAAGAAATAAGACTTGGGATAGCGGAGGGATAAGATGAAACATAAGTACACGCAAGGACTTATCATTGATGGAATTACATATAATATCCCTCTGGTGTCTATCCAGAGGACACTAGACTTTCTGGAAAAGTATGCAGAGAGGACAGAGGACGGCGACATTAAAATCGAGAGCATCGGACTCTATAAGAATTATACAATCTCAATCGGAACGATCGATGATGTAGAAATGTATGACAAACTGATAGATCATATCACGGATTGCGAGAACCGATTCCATCATGTATCACTTCCGGATGCTAGTAAGCAGTTTGATTTTTATGGGTATTTTTCCTCTATTAAAGACGAAGTGGAAAAGGTATTGGACAACGGGGCACAGTATAAAGGCTTGTCTTGGAAAATGACGAGCAAGAAACCATCAAGGACACCGTAAGGGGGCATTTATGAGAACATATTGCAGGGCAGAAATGAAATTTATAGATGTTACCGCACTTGCGGATGCTTCGGTCATGACAGATGATAACCAGGGCATAGGTTCAATAGAGTTATTTGCAGAACAGACGGAACAGAAAAGTTATGGGACTTTTGAACTGAACCAATTTGTGCTAGATGGAAGTAAAAGCGTATTGACGGAAAATCCGAAAGACATTGCATTTTGGAATGATGCGTTATCGAAGGAAGATTGTACTTTTGAAACAGATCCTAAGATTACAGTCACGTTCCAAGAGCAGCACACGTCCGCAGCGATCACACTTTATTTTGAAGATGAGCCACCAGCAGAGTTGAAAATCACATGGTATACAATCGCCGGTACAAAATTAATCACAGAGACATTTTACCCGGACAGCCTTATTTATGTTTGCAATAATCATGTGCAGAATTACGGAAAAATCGAGATTGAATTTGTAAGAACAAGCTTTCCACAGAGATATATTAAGCTTCAGTACATTTTATACGGAAAATATATCGTATGGGATAAGGATATGATCCAGACAGCCAAGGTGCAGGAAGACATTGATGTGACCTCTGCAACCTTGTCTATCAACGAAGCGGATATTTCAATTGTTGATATGAATAATGACTTTGACGCAGAAAACGAAAACGGAGCATGGAAGAGTGTGCAGAAAACGCAGGAAGTCACATTGTCAGAGTTTAATAACGGAAACATGATTCCTATGGGAGCATTCTTCATCGACGATTTTTCTTTTTCAAAGAATATTGCAAAATTTAAGTTGATTGATGTAGTTGGGTTATTAGATAAGTATACATTTTATGACGGACAGGTATATAACAATGTCCGTGCAGAAGTGATACTGAATGCGATATTTGCCACTGCCGGTATCAAAAAATATACGATTGATGAAGAAGTCGGCAACATACTTTTAAACGGCTATTTAGCCATTCAGACGTGCCGTAAGGCATTACAACAGGTATGCTTTGCGTGTGGTGCGGTTGCGGATGACAGCCGGAGCGATACCATCAAGGTTTATAAGCCAGACAGATATGTGAAATCCACTGTCGGGACGGATCGCAAATTTAATGGAAATACGAAAGTATCTCTTGAAAAATATATCTCTGGTGTGAATATTGAGATGAAAAATTATGCATTGGAAGAAAAAACATCTGATATTTATAAGAAAACATTGCCGGCCGGAGATACCAAGATCACATTCTCAAGTCCATATCTGCCATCGTCCATCACAGCAAGTGCCGGGACACTGAAAGAAGTAAAAACAAATTATCTCATCATTAACATGCCGGATGCCGGACAGTGCCATATTACAGGTATTAAATATGCAAACACTGCTTTTTCTTATGAGAAACGTGTGGATAAAATCGAATCCGGGGAGACAGAAAATATAAAGAAATACAGCGGATGTACTATTTATAATTCTGATTTACTGCCGGATATCGCAGATTATCTTTTGAGTTACCACGCTTTAAGAAAAAAGGTAGGAATGAAGTACCTAGTTGACTTAGAGCGGGTAGGAAATTGGGCGAATATAAATTCCATCGGTGGCAAGACATCTACTACATTGATTGAGAGTCAGACGCTTGATTTGACCGGTGGATTTATCGCAACAGCAACGTGCAGGGGGTATTCAGTAGTTGTTACGGAAAATTACTTCGCCGGAGTTGAATTATATACAGGAGGAGATGTGATCATCTAATGGAAATGAGACCAATTATATACAGTGCAAAATTATCCAGTCAGAAAGTCACAACGAAAACCAAAGTAACAATAACGGTTGTGGCAGATGATGTAGAGACATATTACACAGAAACAAAATATACCAGATCCAGCAATCATGAACTTGTAGCTGGACAGGAGATAGGAGTGATTTAATGGCAATTGTAAAAGTAAGGGTACAGGTTGATGGAGTGTGGACGAATCTCACATTTAGTAATGGAAAATGGGTTGGAACGATCACAGCCCCTGCAACCACATCATACAATCTGGCCAACAAGTATTATCCGATTAAAATTGAGATTACAAATGATGCAGGAACTGTAGTAACGAAAGATGCTACAGATGCCACTTTGGGAGAAGCATTGAGACTGATCGTAAAAGAAACGATGAAGCCTGCGATCACACTGGTATCTCCATCAAAAGGCGCATATGTGACAAATAATAAGCAGCCGATCACATTTAAAGTCGTAGATGAAGCCGGTGGATCAGGAGTTAAGCTGTCATCTGTAAAAATTAAAGTAGACAGCACTACATACACAACTTCAAGCACAGGAATGGTAATAAAAGGGATTACAAATGGTTATCAGTTTACATTTACGCCACAGACGGCACTTAAGGATGGAAGCCACACCATCACGATCAATGCGTCAGATAATGACGGCAATGCAGCAACGGCGGTTTCTTCGACATTTACGATTGATACCGTGCCGCCAACACTTACGATTTCGTCTCCGACTGCCGGACTTATCACAAACAAAGCAGCATTGAACGTGACAGGAAAGACCAATGATTCAACATCAAGTCCGATCACACTGACAATGACTTTAAATGGCACAAGTCTTGGAACAGTAACAGTAGGACCAGACGGAAGTTTTACAAAGGCCGTGACACTTGCAGAGGGAACAAACAGCATTGTGGTAACGGCAAAGGACGGAGCAGGACAGACTACCAGCATTACATTGAGTGTAAAGCTTGATACCACAGTGCCAGAACTAAAGGGAATCACACTTTCGCCAAATCCGGTAAGTACAAGTGCAAGTGTAGCAATCACGGTTGAGGTCAGCTGATGGCTTCTGGAACGATCAGTTTTGAACTGTCAACAGACATCACTTATGTTGCCGGGACTGTAAATGGTGTTGAGACAGTTTTTATCCAGGATGAAGCATATCCGGTGAAGTGGCGTGCAACGGTAGATGTGGCAGAGGATAGCTTATACCATATATATCTTGAAATGTATGATGAGGCAGGAAATAAGAGTACCTACGAGAATACGATTGAGTATATTCTTCCGTGGTTTGTGTATGATCGTACACAGGCGGATGTAGACCGTGTACAGGAACTTCGGAATATAGGCTGGGAGAATATGACAGACAGTGAAAAAACGGAATGGCAGCAGGGGATGAAAGGCGCATTCAACTTATCGGATGTCAGGCGGAATGAAAACAACTGCTATGTCATAGCACAATTGCTGAACATTTCTCTGGTCACTTGTAAAGATAATCTCCCCACATATCCGGATAAAACATATTTTGACAGTCTTTTAAAGAATGTGACAGCACTGCGGAATGCCGGTTATCGGTATGCAGAGACACCGGAAGTTCCACAGCAGCCGATTAACACGTACCAGAAAATTAATGATATTGAGAAAATATTACATGACATTTATGAAGTTTATAATTCAAACTTTGTTCATTACGCAGGCGAAGAAATCTATGCCGGACAGAGCATTGGATTACTTTTATAAGAAAGAGAGGATTTTATCATGGCATTTAATTTAAAAACATGGGTGAATCGTATTTCCGAGTACCCAAACAGAAGAAAATTAACACATGAGGACGGCAGCACGGAACTTGTGACCGTAGCGAGAGCAGAGGGACAGATCTCAGCAGAGGGAAATGCATTTTCTGCGGAAGAGATGAATGATCTGGAGAACAGGATTAAGGGTGGGTTTGATGAGGTTAACCAGAGTTTAACTAACTTAAAAAATCCAGCTAAAGGGACAAAAGGTATTCTAGTTAATAGCGGTTCGCCTTTAACTAAAGATTGTTTATTAATTTACACAATTACGACAACAGACGTTTTATATTCTGGAGGAAATTTAAGCATTAACGATATAAGAGTTGTAGAATTCACAGCTCAAAAAGCAAATTGTCCTAATAAAATTGTTGGAGCTATAAGAGCTTTTAAAGGCGATAAAATTTCTTATTCTGCTAATGCTGCAGGCGGTACAATGAGTGTCTACGCATATAAATTAGTATGATAGGTAAAAAAATGATCACAGTCCATATACAACCGCATAGAAGTCAGAGTCACAATTTATTTTTATAGTGTTATCGTCCACATACTCTATATTGCAATATTTTGATATACCATTAACAATAATTTGTAACTGATGATTTGTTTTTAATGCAAATAAAACACAAGGTATAGAAAATTCACATACTGCTTGTTCTGTAGCTCTGTGGATCATTCCTAGATGTAAAATCTCTGGTTATGCGAAGTAAAATGGGACAAAAAAATCATTCTGAAATATTATAATTGAATTATACAAAAGAAAGGAAGATGATCCAATGGAGATGTTAAAAGAAACGTACACGATTGCTTTGCCTATCGTTCTGACAGCATTTATGGGATATATAGTGTGGCTTTTGAAAAATCAGAAGTCAGACAGAGATGCGAATAGCAGAGGAACAATGCTTTTGCTTCGTGTGCAAATGATTGAGTACCATAATAAATACATGGCTCTCAAAGAAATTCCATCCTATGCCTATCAGAATTTTATGGAAATGTACGATGCCTATCATGCGTTGGGTGGAAATGGAATGGTCACAAAGATGAAAAACGAGATTGAAGAGCTTCATCTGAAGCAGAAAGAGAGGATTTAAACATGACAGATTTAGGATTTTTAACAGAATTTATGGTGCCGGTGATCGTAGGCATTTGCCTTTGTGTAGGCTATGTCGTGAAGAAGTGGATTAAGGATGTGGACAACAAGTATATCCCTACCATTTGTGCGGTATTAGGTGTGCTTTTAGCCATTTGGATTAACGGATGGACAATCACAGCATCTATCTTATTAAGTGGCTTGTTTAGCGGTCTGGCAAGCACAGGACTGCATCAGATGTTCAAACAGTATATTGAAAAGAAGGAGAATTGAGATATGAAAAAATTATTTATCAGTCAGCCAATGAAGGACAAGACGGACGAGCAGATTTTATCAGAAAGAGAAAAAGCAATTGAAGTAGCAAAGCAGAAAGTAGGAGATGATGTAGAAATCATTGATTCTTTCTTTAAGGATGCACCACACGATGCGAAGCCATTGTGGTTCCTTGGAAAATCATTAGAGCTTTTAGCATCAGCAGACGTAGCTTATTTTGCACCAGAGTGGGATAAGTACCGTGGATGCAAGATTGAACATGAATGTGCAGTTCAGTATGGAATTACAACAATTGAAAGTGAGGAATAATACATATGATTATTAATGTACATGCAGGACACAACCCGGACGGAAAAGTAGCATGTGGAGCTATCGGAATCATCCGGGAATCAACAGAAGCAAGAAATGTAAAAAATGAGGTTATCAGACAGCTTAAATGCCTCGGGCATACCGTGTATGACTGTACGGTTGACAATGGCACAAGTGCAAATAATGTGCTTTGCAACATCGTAGGTAAATGCAATACTCATGCGGCTGATCTTGATGTATCTATCCACTTTAATGCAGGTGCGAAGGATATGTCTGGAAACGGACGGACAACAGGTGTAGAAGCATATATTTATAGTGATAATAGCAAAGCAAAACCATTTGCAGAGAAAATTGTGAAAGCAATTGCAGCACTTGGATTTAAAAATCGTGGTGTGAAGATTAACAAAAAGCTTTACGTGCTCAATCACACAAAAGCACCTGCGATGCTGATTGAATGTTGCTTCGTGGATGATAAAGACGATGTAGCACTGTATGACTTTAAGAGCATGGCAAGTGCAATTGTTTACGGAATTACCGGACAGCAGTACATTGAACCATCCAATAACACATCTGATGACGATGCTGCAACTTCTGGATCAGAGACAAGCGTAGGTGATAAAGATTCTATTTATCGTGTACAGGTCGGAGCGTATCGCAATAAAGCAAATGCTATTGCCTTGCAGGAAAAATTGAAATCGGCAGGATTTGACGCTGCGATTGTAAAAGCGTAAAATAAAGGGCGGTTAGAATTTCTAATCGCCCTTTTTAATAGACCTGTACTAATTGATGTTAACCTCTAGGAAATAGTTACTTAGTACAAGTCCTAGATATAAAATATAAAGCCAGTAATTTCAAAGGCTTCATTCAAATAAATTTCTTTTATTATTCTATGCCAAAATTCTTGTTTTCCTTTTTGATCTAGTTGTTCGTAAAGTTCTTTCCAGTCTTCCGGGATCTGCTTCTTAAATTCCTCAATCCTTACAACTTTGTTGTTTGACAACTCCTCAGTTATGGAATTTATTTTTTCTGATAAGACACTGTATTTCTTTTCGTATTCCGGGATATCAATTCTTCCTTTTTCAAAAAGGTAATTAAGTCTTTCACGCTCCCCTATCGCATCATTAAGTTTCTTATTCAAATTGCGCTTTGGTTTACCTGCTTCTTTTTTTACATCAAATTCAAGATTTTTTAATGCTGCATCAAGATTTTCAAGAAGATATTTTTCTGTTTTTGCTTCTGATACTAATTTTGTTTTGTGCAATTTCTCATTTCCACCAAACCAGCATCTTTGATATTGCCTGTGCTTTTTGGTCTTCCTGTCTATGCTATAAAAACTTGCCATTTTCCTGCCGCATATAGGACAGCGGAATAACCCGCTGAATAAATATATATGACCGGACGGAGCGTATTTTATCTGATTGACACTTCTTATTTCTTCCATTTTTTCTTTGGTAAAATAAGGTTCGCAGAAATTTTCATTTTCCCTTACTTTCCCAATATATAAATCTGACTTGATCATTGTGTCCAATTTGTGCCTAGTAAAATCTGGGATGAAGTTTTCACGAACCCACAGAACAGTACCACGCTTGCTTTTTGTTGCTAACAAATAATCAAATATAGCCCTTGTCTGTTCCTCATTATCATGTACGACTTTCTTTACACCATCTATTTTCTCTATTTTAAATCCTATGGGCACTCTGCCAGTGTAAGCTTTCCCTTCACGGATTTTATAAGCTGCGGTGTCTTTGTATCGCTCAGATATAACCGCCCATTCTAATTCTGCCATGTTTGCCATCTGGTACATGAAGTTCTTTCCGTATGGCGTGGAAGTATCGATCTGCTGACTTACTGATATCAAGTTGCATCCTGCGCTTTCCATGTCGTGATAGAGGTTACAGAAATCTCTCATATTTCTTGCTATACGATCGTATCTCATAATAACAACTGCATTGATTCTTCCAGCTCTGACATCATCCATCATGCGCTGAAAGTCCTTTCTTTTTGCCGTGCTATGCCCTGTGATCGCATAATCGCCAGAATAAACGATTATATTTGCATTATGGTAAGTTTTATTAATGTACTTTCTACAATCGTCTATTTGCTGTTCCATTGATTCTGAATTATCATCTTTTTTTGATTTTCTTGGATAAATTGCTATGTTCATTTTTAACTCCCTTTAAAAAAAGTCCCTCATTTGCTAGAGGGACTGTATACTATTCTATTTCTATAATATCTGCCGAGTATCCAATAACTTCTCCAACGCTTTTAATATGAACTTTTAGCGTTATAGTATCGTCTTTGGACATTTCCATTACCTTTGCTTTTACATCATCATCTTTTATATAGCATTGGACACCAACAATTGCAAATTTGTCTGTCTGAGAGAATACCCCGATATACTTACCGTTGCTGTCAATAACATCTAATCGACCAGTAATTTCTAAGTATTTGTCATTGTAAGTATCTTCTGCTTTCATTGAATTGTTTTTCAAATCATCCATCATGGTGCTTACATCAACCGCAGTATATTCAATTTCTGGCTCTGATTCGGTCTCAACTTCCTTTACCTCTGGTGTCGAATTTTGAGTTTCGTTTGTGCTTGATGATTGTGAAGTGGTAGTATTTTCTGAATTGTCGGAATTTCCACCAGAAGCAGAACCGATAGCTGCAAGAACCAGGATCACAATTAAAACAATCGCCCATTTCGGTAAACCTTGTTTCTTTTTGCATACTGGACATATCTTTGCTTTCTTAGGAATCTCCGATTGACAGTGTTTACATACTTTAGTATCTTTTGATTCGTTCATGATTTTGAACTCCCCTTTCTTTTGATACTACAATTATAAAGCAAAATGATTATAAAACAATACATTTTTGTCATTTTTTTATGACATTTTTTTGCAAAATGAAAGTTTAAGATAAAAACAAATGGATGCGTTATTGACTTTTCGAACATACGTTCGTATACTTTATGTATCAAATAGAAAGGTGGTATTGGATATGGGAGAGTTTAAAGAGAAAATAATAGAATTAATAGAGAAGTGCATGGACGAGGATGATCTCCGAACCATATATGCATTTATAAAGAGGTTTTTGAGATAAAAGAAAAAGACAAGGGTTTGCGCATTGCCCTTGTCTTTCTTTTTACTTCTTCACAAGCATTTCTGCCATCTTCTGGATTGTGTTCCAGTCGTCTTCATCCAGTTGTGATATAGCGGTTATGAATTTGTACCGCTGGTCGTCTTCCCCGGCTTTCAGAACATCTGCAAGAAATTCAGCTATCTTTTCATTCTCTGTCTTTTGAATGAACATTTCGCCTTTTCCGGTCTCGAGCCATTCCTTATTAACATCAAACAATCGACAAATAAGTTTGATCGACTGGGTTGATAGATTTCTTTGACCAGTTTCTACTAAAGATATGAAATTTTTAGTTAAACCAATTTCTTTAGCAAACTTTTCTTGTGACATTCCAAGCGATTTTCTCAACTGTTTTATTTGCTCATCCACTTATTATCACCTCCCACTAGTATAATAATACAAAAATCACACAATGTCAAATAAAAATATTAAAAAATGTTTGACAATACAAACTACGTATGATATTATAATCACACAAGGTAATACAAACACGAAAGGAAGTGAGCAGATGAACGAAGAAAAGGAAAAGGCCCTTGCAAGATTAGCTGAAACAGTATCACAGCTGGACAAAGTGAGCTTCAACTACATTCTCGGTGTTGCGGATGGTATGGCAATCTCAAAGAAACAGGCGGAACTTGACAAGCAGATTGCCATGTGTTGGAGCGTTAAATAATGAGAAAGGAGATTCCTATGAACAAAGCAGACATGGAAATTACACCAGAGAGGAAAGCCAAGATTATGGACATTCTGTTAGAGATTTATGAAAGACAGGAAGGAATTAAGCTTGTGGTTAAGGACAAGGCATCATGAATAAACAGTGTGTATATGGTGTAGCAACAGGTCAGACGGTATCAGACACACATATCTGATATTCCGACCGAAATTAGATTCATTTTTGAAAGAGAGTAGAAAGAAAAATGTGCGGATTTAAAAGCGGATTGATATTGAAAAATCGTTGTGTAATAGCAGAGGGAGCAAACGACAGCCACAGTGATTTACTGGAAAGCCTTGGAATTGAGGACAACATAGAAAATGCAATGCGTGTTTTCGTGAGAGTGGAACTTTTACCACCTAACGAAGAGTGGTGGACAGATCCAGACACTTGGAAAGAAAACGTGGATCAGGACATTCTGCCAGAATGGTTCGAGAACGACAAGGATAGATATTTTGATGAGTTTAGAAAAGCTGTCAAGGACTGGTGGAAAGAACACGTCAGAATTGATGAAGAAATCGAGGAACTGAGCAGTGGATATTACAGGTTGAAACGATGCAAAGTCAAAAATATGCTAAAAGACGTGAAAGCGATGATGGACAACTCCACGGTGCAGGATATGTGGGGCAACTCCACGGTGCAGAATATGAGGGACAACTCCACGGTGAAGAATATGATGGACAACTCCACGGTGCAGGATATGTGGGACAACTCCACGGTGCAGGATATGTGGGACAACTCCACGGTGCAGGATATGTGGGGAAACTCCACGGTGAAGAATATGATGGACAACTCCACGGTGCAGGATATGTGGGGAAACTCCACGGTGAAGAATATGATGGACAACTCCACGGTGCAGGA